GTCCCCGTATGGATTAACGTGTGGTGATCATTCTCTTGACAGGTGATGGACAGTCAGCAGGCAGAGCCTAACCCTGCGTACCTCCCCCACCCCCGTCACGGTGCTCCGAATTATGAGGTTAACAGCCAAAGCTGCCTCGTCGGGTCGCCCTCCGGACGGAACCTGTCGTCATCGAGAATGAATCCACATTGCGGGATCAAAAGTCTGAGGGTCCACTCCGGTCAGCGGAAGCTACCGGCGGCGACAAACTCAGGCCCTTTCGGCCTCCACCCGTCGACCACGTATCCTCTTTTTACATTTTCTTTTTCGTAACGACCATAAAACGCTCGAGGCGTCATGAACCGGCCAAGTCCGCTCTCCTTCCGGAAAAGGTGAGAGAACTTACCAATTGACACGACTCCCTTACGAAGTACGGCCTTCTCGCACCTGAAGGGACCCATTGCGGAAATCTCCTCAGGCTCCTCAGGAAGCCACGCCTCATCGACGAACTTACGACGAAGCTCATCCCTACTTCCAAAAACCGCCCTCGCTGTTGCCCGAGAGGTAACAGGGATCCGACGAAATCCGACCATACGTCGGTTCTTCGAAGGAAACGAATCAAGACGGGAAGGCAAACTCAAGTAAGTTTGCTCCCGCTCAAAGATTCCGAGAGCGGAAAGGTTGTGAGGATGGACACGAATGCCATGACCATGTGAAAGAGAAACCTGTGACTTCCACAGGTACGATTTATTACGCCTTAAGAACTCGATCCATATGACTTCACGATCCTCGCCGGAAAAACCGACACACGAAGACCGCGCCCTCTCCCCCAACTTGAGCGAACCGTCCGTGGACGGTCTGAAAAGGGGTAGGGAACGCACGAACCGTACGATCTTAGGGTGACCACCAGTTGCCTCAAAGAATGATGAATTCAGGGAAAAGAAACGGTCGTCGACCATCGTCTTTCCCTTACTAACGACCAATCCAGAGCGGGAAACTTCCTGGAACCACCGATCCGCTTGTGCTCTTGTTGACCGGAAGACGATGTCATCTCCATTAATTTTGCATGGAGGTAATCGTCCAAACGGCCGCATAGCATACGCGAATGCCAGGTAGTTAGTCAGGCACAGGAGGGGGAAGGAGAGCTTATCCCCCATCAACTGGCCAGACCTCATGAAAGTTTCCCGTCCGTCTGACACGACCACGGCATTTAACGAATCACGTGCCATATCCTTAACACCGTCCGGGACGGTTGCACAGGAATCTAGCACACGATCTAAAATGAAACGACTATGACCCAAATTGAAGTTGTCAGTAGCCGACTCGTAGTCTCCCGAAACGAAGACTTCGCCGACGACTCGTTGAAAGTCAGCAAAGCT